CTTGATTTTTTCTCCGGGGGTAAATTTCTAAAAAGCAATTTGGTTTATTAGATAGGCCTATAGGTGCACAAGGTGTTGAACAAGTTGAATCGTTTCTCTCGCTTTTCTCCTTTCCATTCAACTGTGCATTCTATGGGTCTATTTAATAGGCCAAAACTATTGCAAAACTGTTTATATTCTCAGGAAAGGAGGTGCCAAAGTGGCATACACTAAGAAGAAACTAACAACAAACACTAGTGAACCTATAGCACCACTCACATCTCCCGAAGCCACCGAGGCAAGAATGTGTGGTTTGGCTATAAGTTTGGCTGAGCAACAACTAAGAGATGGCACAGCATCATCACAAGTGATTACGCATTACCTAAAACTTGCAACTGGCAAGTACCAGGAAGAGATAGAGAGGCTAAAACGAGAGAACGAATTGCTTTCTGCAAAAACTAACGCACTTCAAGCACAACAGAAATCCGATGAACAGATTCAGCAGGTACTCGATGCACTTCGTTCGTATAGTGGAGAGACGGAGTATGAGGACTTATAGAGAACTTATATTGCTTCCAACGTTCGAGGATCGGTTCGAGTACCTCAGGCTTAATGGTGGTGTGTCAAATGAGACCTTTGGCTTTGATCGGGCGATCAATCAGATATTTTACAAGTCGCCAATCTGGGAAAAGATTCGGAGAGAAGTGATTCTTAGAGACAATGGATGTGATCTTGGCGTTCCTGGCTATGAGGTTCAAGGAAAAGTCTTAGTCCATCATATGAATCCAATTTCTATCGATGATCTACTTGACGGCACAGATATTCTTATGGATCCGAACTATCTAATCACAGTTTCTCACGATACCCACAACGCAATACATTACGGAACAGAACCTACAACAGCCAAGTATGAAGGATACGCAGAGCGAACCCCTGGGGACACTTTGCTTTGGAGGAGATAAGTTATGTTATCAAACACTGCAATTCCTAAATACTACGGTGAATTTAGAGACCGAGTAATTCGTGGGGAAATTCCGGTAAACGAAAAGATCTCGATGGAGATGAATCGAATCGATCAGCTTATCGAAGACCCGAACGTTTACTACGATAGTACCGCAGTTGAAGGTTGGTGCCGTTTCTGTGAAAAAGAGATGGTGCTTACCGATGGCGGTGACCTCCATCTTCTCGACAGCTTCAAACTTTGGGGCGAGCAGATATTTGGATGGTATTACTTTGTTGAACGGTCCGTATACAAGCCAAATCCGAATGGGGTTGGTGGTGGATACGTAACAAAGTTTGTTAAGAGACGACTCATAAACAAACTTTATTTGATCGTAGGACGAGGCGCTGCAAAGTCTTTGTTCGCCTCACTCGTTCAGGCATATTTTCTTGTTGTGGATGGTAGCACTACGCATCAGATCACAACGGCGCCGACGATGAAGCAGGCAGAAGAAGTAATGTCTCCGATCAAAACAGCTATCCAGCGATCTCGTGGGCCAGTGTTTGCGTTTATGACCGAGGGCTCATTACAGAATACCACTGGCAATCGAGCTAATCGCCAGAAGCTTGCTTCAACGAAGAAAGGAATCGAGAATTTCTTGACCGGGTCACTTCTTGAGGTCAGACCAATGAGTATCGACAAACTTCAGGGACTTCGATGCAAAATTGCTTCTGTCGATGAATGGCTTTCTGGCGATGTGCGCGAAGATGTAATCGGTGCAATCGAGCAGGGTGCATCGAAAATCGAAGATTACCTGATCATTGCAACCAGTTCAGAAGGTACAGTCCGAAACGGATCCGGCGATACCATCAAGATGGAACTTAGCGATATTCTCAAAGGTGAATACAAAGCCCCTAACGTTTCGATCTGGTGGTATGGAATGGACTCCATCGATGAGATCCAGGATCCTGCACTTTGGCCCAAGACAAATCCGAACATTGCGTTTATTCCTGGCATGTATGAAGCGTATCAGCGCGATGTAGAAAGAGCCGAGAAAGCGCCCGCCACAAGAAACGATATTTTAGCAAAGAGATTCGGCATTCCTACAGAAGGTTACACATACTTCTTCACGTATGATGAGATCATGCCTCACAAGAAACGGTCATACTGGGGTATGCCTTGCGCGCTCGGAGCTGACCTTTCACAGGGCGATGACTTCTGTGCATTCACTTTCATATTTCCACTTAAGAGTGGCGGCTTTGGCGTAAAAACTCGAAACTACATTACTGAGCGAACCGTAACAAAACTTCCCGCGGCTATGCGAGCAGCATACGATACGTTTATGAATGAAGGAAGCTTGATCGTGATGCCTGGAACGGTTCTTGACATGATGGAAGTGTACGAGGATCTTGACAACCATATTGCCCAGAGCGAGTACGCCGTAATTGCGTTTGGCTTTGACCCGTACAACGCAAAAGATTTTGTGAACCGATGGGTAACTGAGAACGGAGGTTTTGGTGTCGAGAAAGTAATTCAGGGTGCAAGAACTGAATCAGTTCCTTTAGGCGAACTCAAGAAGCTTGCCGAAGATCGAATGTTATTTTTTGATGAGGAATTAATGAAGTTCTCGATGGGTAACTGCATAACGCTTGAAGATACAAATGGTAACCGCAAACTCTGGAAGAAGCGTTACGATCAAAAGATTGATGCAGTTGCGGCTATGATGGATGCCTATGTGGCGTACAAGATTTATCGAGATGCCTTTGATTAGGTTCGCGCAAAAAACATTCCCTTTTATGAAGAGAGAGGTATAAATGCCCGTTGAGCATTACATTTTCTTTTGACTTTTGATTGGAGATCATATGAGCACAGTACTTTACCATCACGGTATCCTTGGTCAGAAATGGGGAGTCCGTAGATACCAGAATTCTGATGGGTCTTACACAAATGCTGGTAGAAAACGATATCGTAGAAAAGAAGTTGAAAGGGATTTTCAACGGTCTATCGATACGCATAAGGATGCTTATGAACGTGTAATAAATACTGGTTCGAAGATCTCAGATGCAGCAGATGATCTCGGAAATGAATACCAAAAAGCATTCAACAATGTGAAACAATTAACGCCAGAGGCTAAAGAGCAAGTATATAAACAGTTGGAACAAGATTTTGGATCTGGTTGCGATGACGAAGAACTCTTCAACCTCTACTCCGAGATGTACGTGCATGATGCCGTCATGGACCAAGTAAATAAAAATAAGACACTCGCAACAAAGAGAGAAGCATTCAATAAGCTACAGCAAGAATATTGGGACGATGTGCATTCTATAACCGACGGTGTAATGGAAAAGTACAAGAACGCAATCATTAAAGATGATCGCTATTATAATGATGGCCAGATGTTTGTGAATGACTTATTAGGTAAGAAATTAGGCACGTCGTTCAACGCTTACCTTAGCCGGCATTTCGATGATTATTGGGTTTTTGATACCGACGGGTACAATAATGCAATAAATCGATGCCGGGAAGGCTTATCTATGGACGAGTACAATCGGAGACAAGCTGCAAAATATTAGAGGTGAATCCTATGGACAACATAGCAAACAGCATACTTCAGTCTGTCAAGAAGATGCTCGGAATTAACCCGGAGTATGAGGAGTTTGATGTCGACATAATTCTTCATATTAATTCGGTGTTTTCCATTCTTAGCCAGATTGGCGCTGGACCGGCTTCGGGGTTCATGATTTCCGATGGTTCTGCAACGTGGGCCGACTATATGGAAGATTCTCCCGAGTTAAACAACATCAAATCATATATGTATCTCAAAGTTCGTTTGTTATTTGATCCGCCTCAGAACTCGGCCATTACAAAGGTTATTGAGACGCAGGTAACTGAGCTTGAGTACAGGATCAACTATGCAGTAGATAAGGGAGTGACGGAGGGTTAATCGATGGCTTATGTTATTTACCATCATGGTATCCTTGGTCAAAAGTGGGGGGATAGGAATGGCCCTCCGTACCCGCTTGGGGGAGGAGCATATTCCAAAACCGAACAAAAAGAGATCTACAAAGAACGAAGAAAGAAAAATTCGATTTACAACAAGAAACACTTTGATACAGTGCTAAGTAAGGACAAAACAGTTCTTACTACACTGTCTTACGACAAGAACAGGACTAAAGATACAGACATGTTCTATGCGGCTCACACAAAAGCCGATAAGCATCAGTACAATGCCCTGTTCAATCGTAAAGCTCCGATTCCTGTATACAACGAAAAAGGCGAGCAGATCGGAACAAACCAAATGTACAAGTTCAAGATCAACAACAAAATCGCACAGGACATGAAGGTCGCAAGCGAAGATTCTGGCGCTAAGATATTTCGTGATCTGTACAGTAAAGATCGAGACTTTTACAACTTTGTTACGGATCCTGCTCGCATGGAAAGCCACTTTGTTAAGGATAAGTACAAGTTCAAAGGCTATCGAGAAGCAAAACACGTTCTCGATAAGTTCGAAGATCCTGACTATGTCCCTAGAGACAAGGATGTGCAGACCATATATCGTATGTTCAACTATGTAATTCCTTCTGATGGAGGAGGAGATGCTAGGCGAGCAAAAGATGTAACAACACAGAGAACCAAGTTCTTTAATGCGCTGAAAGATGCAGGTTATGGAGCAGTCCTTGATACAAATGATGCCATTTATGGTGGGTTTAAAACAACGTCGCCAGTAATTGTGTTTGATATGCCGAAGGTTATTCCGGACAGCATTAAGAATACGTCGGCTACGGACAAAAAGATTTCCGACCTTGCTTTGGTTGGTAGAAAGTTACTGGGGGTGTGATATGCCTGCAATGGTGTTATATCATCATGGTATTAAGGGCCAACGTTGGGGCGTCCAAAATGGTCCCCCATACCCACTTGGCGAGAGCCAAAGACAGGGAAATCTTAAGTATGCAAAGCAGATCGATCGTGGTCGTAACTTCTTTGAGAAAAGTGCAGCTAAAGATGGCTTTGTTGATGAGGTGCTTATACCTTATACGGCAGTTGCTGCTTTCCTTGCGATTTATGGCTTGATAGTGCATAAGATGCAGAAAGCACAAGAGAATGCGGCCATAGAGAAGTTTAAAAAGAATTGCAAAGAAGAGCTAGAGAATAACGCGGCAAAGAACCCGATCAAGAACGTCAAAGATCTTCCAAAAGTAGATAAAGTGCAGTCTGCAGAAGAAAACATGAAGATTGTGAATCCCGGTTTTCCGGAAGACGGTCATGTCAATAACTGTACTTTGTGCACAGCCGCAATGGCTATGAGGGAAAATGGATATGACGTTATTGCTCACACGTCAAAGCATGGCTTTATAGAGGAACAGTTATTTGGCGATGCCTTTAATGCCAAAGTTTCTACCATGAGCAAGAAGCAAGCTCAGGATATTACCGGAACCTTATCGTCGCTCGGTGATGGGGCTTATGGCGGTCTCGGCCTTCAATGGAAATGGGGAATGGGTGGCCATTCTGTGTTCTGGAAGAATGAAGGCGGAAAAACAAGGATTTATGATGGACAGTCTGGCGAAGAATTCAAACTTTCAGACTACAAAAATGTCATAGACACTAATCATTGCGATTTTGTTCGTCTTGACAATTGCACACCTACAAACTACATTTTGGGTGTGGTAGAAGCGAGAGAGAGGAAAGAATAACATGACAGCAAACGAAGGATTGCGTATTTTTAAAAACAAATACCCCGATAAAAAGCTTAGGGGATATTGGGATCACGGCAATGAAATCGTCGTGTGCATCGAGTCCAAAATGGCAGGCATCCTTCGTGAGCCTGTGTTGTTTATTGTTAAGCCTGACGGTTCCATTATTCCGACTGACCCAATTAAGGGTCGAATTTCTATCGAAACAATGGTTGCGTTGTAAAGTATAAGCCCTTCGGGGCTTTTTTTTTTATGGTGGAAAAAGCATATGCAGAATAATTTTGGAATGGTTTTATACCATCACGGTATCCTTGGTCAGAAATGGGGAGTCCGTAGATACCAAAATGACGACGGCACACTTACCGAAGCTGGTAAGAGACGACTTGGCGGAAAAGTAAAGTATGACGATTCCGGAAAAGTCAAAGTCGGACAGGAAGGTAAGGCTCGATACCAGATTCACCAAGAAGTGGCAAATGACTATAACAGTTTGTCAAATGCCAATCGTTCCGCTTCGGATATTGCAAGAAATGCAGCAAATATTGCTGATCGCTCTGCTTCAAGAGAACGTCAGAAAGCTATGCGCGAAATGGACGTTTCCCAAATGAGCGATAAGGAGCTTCAGGCTGCTATTAATCGCATGAATTTAGAGCGGACATACAAATCATTAAAAACCGAAGATGTGGCTTCTGGAAAGAGATATGCATCAGATGTGCTTAAGACCGCCGGAGAAGTTCTGGCCATTGGCGCGTCTGCAACGCTGATCGCTTCGCAGATCCATAGCATGTTGAAGTAGGAAGGGGCATCATGACATATTACGCAATAGTTACCAATAATACATTGGAGCACCATGGCGTTATTGGTATGAAATGGGGCATTCGTCGCTACCAGAATTACGACGGAACATATACCCAAAAGGGTGTAAAAAACTTCCGAAAATCTGAAGCTGCTTACGATGAGGCTAATCAGAAGTATAAGAGCACAAAGAAAGCTTATAAGCAGGGGGAAGCTAGTAAACTTGAAGTTCGCCAGGCTAGAAGCGAACGAAAAGATGCAAAGCGCCAAATGAGCAAAGATTATGATCAGGTCAAGCGAGATAAAGCTGGCGATATTGGTAAGAAGTTGTATCAATCTTCAGATTGCCTCAACAATTGCTGGTGGAGCTGGTTTGGCTGCCAAACTTCTTCATGAAAATGGTCGTGACGATTTAGCTAAGTGTGCTGTTTATATAGGTGCCGGTTTGGAAGCAGTCAATGCTGTTTCCGCTGCTAAGAATGCAGTAGAGGCTCATTATTTAAGAGCTTATTATGGCCATACTCGAAACTAAAGGGAGAAGAACACATGAAATACTATTATGCAGTAGTGAGGACTAATTCCTTATACCATCACGGAGTCCTTGGCCAGAAGTGGGGTGTAAGAAGATACCAGAATGCTGATGGATCTTATAAGGCTGGCGCTGAAGGACGTTATGGGAAGAAAGCAGATAAACTGGATGCCAAAGCTGCAAAAACTAAATTTTCGTTGCTTGCCCAAAATCGGGCCATAAGAGCATCACAGAAGAGATCTACAGCCGAGACAATTGGAAATGTTAAAGATTCTAAAGGAATTAAAGACACAATTTCCAATGCCGTAGGATATGGTGAGTTAAAAACAAGAGCAAAAAATCTGTCCGAAGGTTATGCAAACGCAGCAAAATACGCAAAAACCGAATGGGGGAAAACTCGTCAGGAAGCCAGATCGTTTAATGCGGACCAAGTATCAAAGTATGCAGAAAAGATGCAAAGCGCTAGTACTGGAAAAAAGATTGTTGAGGCATTTACGCAAGCCGAATACATGAAGATGCCAATTAAGACTCTGAGTGGCAGAGAAACTACCGTTGGTAAAGAAATGGCACTCCGTATCTTAACAAGTGGTGTTGGTAATGCTTTGCTTGACGCAGAATACAGACACGAAAAACGGCAGGAAAAGAAACAGGCAGCAAGAGAAGCTAAAGCGATGGCTAAAGCTGTGCCCGCTACTGCATAATCGTATTGGAGAAACTTCAAAATGGCAGAAAACAAATTAAGTTCCAGGCTCAAGCACGCCTGGAATGCTTTCTTTAACAAAGACCCAACGGAATTCTCCTATCAGCCAATGGAATTTGGTTCTGCTTATAGACCGGACCGTCGCAGATCCACAAGAGGAGTAGACCGATCCATTGTCAATTCGGTGTATAACCGATTAGCAATGGATGTAGCTGCTATCGACATCTTTCATGTCAAAGTGGACGACAACGGCCGGTTTGTTGAGCAGATCGATTCTGGGCTGAACAACTGTTTAACACTGGAAGCGAACATTGATCAGACGGCCAGAGCTTTCAAGCAGGATGTTGCCGCTTCCATGTTTGACGAAGGTGTTGTCGCCATTTGCCCGATTGACGTTGATGAAGGGAAAGACCCCAATGAGGGTACCCCTGGAGCATTTGACATTCTTACCATGCGTACCGGAAAGGTACTTGAATGGTATCCGGATAAGGTTAAAGTCAATGCTTATGATGAACGTGATGGCAAACGGAAAGACATCATCTTCCGAAAGCAAGCGGTTGCTATTGTGGAGAATCCACTGTATAGCGTGATGAACGAGCCTAACTCCGTAATGCAGAGACTTATTCGTAAGTTGGCGTTATTGGACATGGTTGATGAGCAAAATGCCTCGGACAAACTGAACATTATTATTCAGTTGCCGTACGTAGTCAAAACCAAGGTTCGTCAGGACCAGGCAGAAGCTAGGCGACAGTCGATGGAAGACCAGCTGGCTAATTCCAAATATGGCGTTGCCTATATGGATTCTACCGAGAAGATCACGCAGCTTAGCAAACCGCTTGAGAACAATCTGCTTTCGCAGGTTGAGTATCTTACAAATCAGCTTTACAGTCAGCTTGGCCTTACGCAGGAGATCCTTAATGGAACCGCGGATGAGAAGACCATGCTGAATTACTACAACCGGACAATTGAGCCTATCGTGTCCGCAATTGTAGACGAAATGAAGCGAAAATTCTTGACAAAAACTGCTAGATCTCAGCATCAGTCAATCGCTTCATTCAGAAGCCCCTTCAAACTTGTTCCCGTATCAGATCTTGCAGAAATCGCTGATAAATTCACAAGAAACGAAATCCTCACAGCAAACGAAGTACGTCAGATCATTGGCATGAAACCTGCACAGGATGCAGGTGCAGATGAGCTGCGTAATAAGAACATGCCTATCTCCGAAACTGGTGCCGCTGCTGGCGGTCCCGAAGGAACGGAGAGTTCTGAGGCATCTGGCGATATTTCAAGCGCGCTTCAGGGAGCAGCCGAGGGATCCGAAGATGATTCCATTATTAATGAGTTGCTCGATCACCTTTCCGCAGAAATCGACAAGATTGTTAGCGGTGTTGAAAACGGAGAAAGCGATGAGGATTCCGGATCCGAGGAAGAAGAGGAAAAGGAGGAAGAGTAATGGCCGACTGGTTTGTGCATTATGCTTCCCCCTATTACGATCCCGAGAAGGCTCACGAATATTACGAGCAGCATAAGCAGCTTAAAGGGAAACGCTCAACTTCTCAACTGAATGATGAAGGCAAAAAAATCTGGGAGTACACCAAAAACAACATCACTGCCGAGAAGAAGGCAAAGATGGAGGAGCAGAAGAAAGCTCACGAAAAGCAGATCGAGGCTCATCGAGAAAAAGCCAAGGAAACCAGAACCTTCATCACAAATCGGTTGAAGGACTTAAACAAGGCCCTTACTGAAAAAGCTAAGCAGGATCGGACGAATGTTTCCAATAAAAAGAAAGCGGATTCCGATCAGATTAGTGAACAGGCTAAGCAAGAAAAAGAGAGAATCACCAAAGAGAATCAAGCCCAAATCAAACGTCTTAGAGATCAGACTGTTCCCAGCGGACTGAGCAAAGAAGCAAAAGCTGAATGGATTGCAGATCGTAATGCCAAGATAGCAAGTTTGCAGGAAGACAGTAAGTCTGCAAAAGACAAAATCTCTGCAGACGCGGCAGGCAAGAAAGCCGAAATTTCGGAAAACGCCAAGGGCGAAAGTGATCGTATTGGTGAGCAACTCAAAGCAGATAAGTCTGTTCATTCAGAGAATACGAAGAACGAACGCCAGAAAGTATCTGACGATCTTAAGAGCGTTATCAGTGCAACTCGTGAAGCATACAAGGCTTCGAAGACTCAATTGAATGAGGATTACGAGGCTATTTATGATCGCGAGTATGAAAAGATCTATTCCGAGAATAAAAAAGTTAAGAAGAGCAAGAAGTAAGAAGGGAGGAAAACTTCAAAATGGGTGAAACAAGACCTTATGACTTTAAAGGTTGGGCTACCCGCAACAATGTTCGTTGCAAAGATGGCCGAACGATTCGCCCCAACGCGTTTGCAGAATGCGATGGGAAGCAGGTTCCTATCGTTTGGAACCATAGACACGATGATATTGGCAATGTCCTTGGACACGGTATCTTAGAGAACCGTAAGGAAGGTGTCTATGTATATGGTTACCTGAACGATTCCGAATCTGGTAAGGATGCCAAGATCCGTATTAAGAACGGAGACATTAATGCATTGTCCATTTATGCATATGGGCTCAACGAGACCCCTTCGAAAGAGGTTATGCATGGGACAATCGGAGAGGTTAGCTTGGTTCTCGCCGGGTGTAATCCCGGAGCGTATATCGACCCTGAAATGGAGCACAGTGTGTTCATCGATTCCGATTTGGCACACAGTATTAGCGGGGATGACGACGATGCCGTGATCT